ATAAGAAAGTTATCTTGTACTGTACAATTATGCCACCCAGAGGAATACAAAGGTGGTCAATTACAAATGAGAACACCACATGGTGAGTTTACTGTAAATGAAATAGCACCAAAAGGTTCTATTTGTGTGTTTCCAGGTTTTGTTCAACATAGAGTTACACCAGTTACGGAAGGTGTGCGTCAAAGTTTAGTAATATGGAGTTTAGGATACCCTTATAGATGATATTTTACGGCAAAATAAAAGAACACAAAGAGATTAGAAATAATTTACTAGAACTAATAGATGTAGCAGATGCTGAACCTGTTAGACAATCTAGTGAATATTATAATGACGATATTACAAGGTCAGATTGGTCGATTGCAGGTAACTATGAAAGACCGTGGGTAAAAAAATTACTACCATACTTTATGGCAGAGACTTTGAAAATGACTAACTTAGCAGGTTATAAAAACTTTGAGTTATTTGAGATATGGTTTCAACAATATGCTCAAAACTCTACACATGGTTGGCATATACATGGTCGTAATTATACAGGTGTTTACTATCTACAGTTTGATGGTTCTGCAAAAACACAAATATGGAATAATGAAGTGATAAATTTAAATTGTGAAGAAGGAGATATAGTAATGTTTCCGTCATTTATGATACACAGAGCACCACCTGTACAAAACAGTAATACAAAAACAATAATATCATTTAACTTAGAATTTAAAGATATAGATGGTAGCAAACTAGAGGAGATTAGTCGTGCTTGATGAAATAAAAATACAACCACTCTTTGCTAAACCTCTTGCATTTACTAAAATTTCTATACATGAAAGTGATATACAGATAATAAAAGATTTAGAATATAAACAAATAGAACCTGATGGTTTTCAATCTGTAGATGATATGATATGGGATAGACTACCTGATTTAACTAGAGACATAGAACATCAAGTAAAAGCATTTAATGATAATGTAATGTTCTATCAAACACCTATCAAAATGACTAGAATGTGGGGAACTAAATTTTTACCTGGTCAACAAGGTGAAGTACACTATCATAAAAACTCAACGTATAGTTTTGTATTATACTTAGATGAAGGTATGAGTTGTCAGTTTCAATCGTTTGGGCAAGAAGAATTGTTTGACCCAAAGTATGATAAATATAACATATTTAATATGAAAAGTTTTGACATGCCAGTAGAAAGAGGTACACTACTAATATTTAAATCTAGTTTACCTCATAAAGTTATGAAAACTAATAACGAAAGATATAGTGTCGCTGGTAATTTTATAGTTACTGATTTGAAGGATTTTAATATTGTATGATAGATTTTATAGGTCAATATAACATAGATGAAAAAATTTGTGATGAATTAATTGAGTTTCACAAAAATAGTCCAGACAAAAGACCAGGTACTTCAGGTCTTAATGAGGTACAACCTGATGTAAAAATGTCAACAGACGTTACGTTTGAAAAAGAAAAAAACGATTTAGCAATTAGATACGAACAAGAATTACAGAAATGTTTAAATTGGTACATGGACATGTACAGATATTCTACAATAGAACATCCACATTTTACAATATGTGAAACTATGAACATACAACATTATAAACCAGGTGAAGGTTATCCTGCATGGCACTATGAAAGACACCGTAAACCTGATTACTCTATGAAAAGACATTTAGTTTTTATGACTTATTTAAATACAGTAGATGATGAAGGTGAAACAGAATTTTGGTATCAAAGAAAATATATACAACCAAGAAAAGGTCGAACATTAATCTGGCCAGCAGAGTGGACACACACTCATAGAGGCATACCATCACAAACGCAAGACAAATATATTATTACAGGTTGGTATTCTTATGTGGATTAAAGATAATTTTTTAGATGATGTTGATTATGTAAGACAACTTGCACTAGGACAAGATTATAGAACTATTGATACAAATGGTAAATCATATTATAAAGGTCATAGAGCAGATGTACCTGATGAGATATACAATGAAGTTGCACCTAAAATTTTAGAAGAACTAAAATTAGATAGAGCAAGAATAGAAATGTACTTTGCATATCAAACAAAAGATGTTACTACTACAGATGAGTTTAGTAAACATGTTGATTTATCAGACTATGCAGGAGTTATCTATCTAACACCTAAACCTAGTTATGGTTCTGGTACAATACTATATAATGAAAGAACTGCTAATACAAATATCGCTAATAAATACAATAGATTAGTTGCATACAATTCAAAAGTATTACATGCACCAGGAGTGTGTTTTGGTGACAATATTAACAACGCAAGAATGACACTAACATTCTTTATACATGAGGCATAATGTTTAAAAAAGACCACTATCAAGTTATTAGAAATGTTATTAGTAAAGACATGGCTAATTTATGTTATCGTTATCTTCTAAACAAAAGGAGAGTATTTAAGTTTTTACATGAGAACAAACTTATATCTGCTTTTAACGACCATTGGGGTCAAGTAGAAGACGCTCAAGTACCAGACGCTTGGGCAAACTATGATGATGTATTAATGACTACTTTACTTGTAGAAACAAAAGCAAAAATAGAAAAAGAAATAGATATGAAACTTGTTGAGACTTACACTTATACAAGATTATATGTTTATGGTAATGAATTAAAAAGACATAAAGATAGACCATCATGTGCCGTTTCTGCAACTATGAATTTAGGTGGTGATATGTGGTCTATATTTGTTGATAATACAGGTGGTGAGGGCAACAAAGGCACTAAGATAGATTTAGAACCAGGTGATTTATTAATGTATAAAGGTTGTGAATTAGAACATTGGCGTGAAAAATTTTATGGCGAAAGTTGTGGTCAAGTATTCTTACATTACAATGACGCAAGCGACCCAGCAGCAAAAGAAAATCAATTTGATGGCAGACCTATTTTAGGTTTACCACAATCAGCAAGAGCATATATTAAAAAATGAAAATACAAGGCAAACAATTAATACCTGTAAACGTACCTATCTTTGTACAAAAAGTAAAAGAACATCATTTAATTAAAGATGAGATTATGGGTCTTATAAAAGAAACAAAACAAAGACCAGGCGAAACAATGTCAACTACAGATTGGTTTGAAGATTACAATTATAAAAGACCTTATTGGGAACCTTTATTATTTACTATTGACAAATATATGAGACATGTAGCAGACCAGTTTAATGTTACTCACTTTTCATATGACAACTACTGGTTT